CCATATCTCTGCAATTCCACCCGTTCCAGGTGAATGAATAGATCATGTCTCCGCCTCCTTATGCGCCGTATCCGCTGTTTTTCCGCCGGTTATTCCGCGCGATGCTCTCCGTCAGAGCATCCACTTCCAGGCCGTTATTCAAGTTCACGTTCCCGAAGTAGGTGTTATTGTTGTAGGTGTACTGCCGGTTCTCACTGGCCGTCATGACCCGCTCTCCCCTGTGCAGCACACTCAGATACCCGTCATACGGCACCCAGGGCAGTCCGTTGGCGTGGCTGCCGACTCTGTGGGGCCGCACAATAGTTCCGTCTCCGCCCCACCAGTTGCCGCTGACGCCCAGGGGTGCCCCGTCCACGCCCACGATGTGCACGATCCCGTTGATATCCACCGTGCCCACCTGGTCGCTGACACTCTGGGCGGATCCGTCCTCCGCCACCGGCGTCACCGTGACCTCCACCGGGTTTTCCGGCGTGCCGAAGAATTCCCCGCCGCCGTCGCTGTTCTTCCGGTAGTTGTATTCTGCCGGGCTCATGCCGGTGGTCTGCATCCACAGGAGATCCGCCTGCTCTTCTATGCTCATCCCCTGTGTCTGTGCGTAGAAGTCCTTCAGCTGCTGCTTCATGTTGCCTTCTGTTGCGCGGTAGAAAGATGCCGCGGATCCAGCCAGCGCTACCGTGTTTGCCGCTCTGGCCCAGAACCCTCCGCCGCCTGTGGTGCTTCCGCCGCCGGTGGTAGCTGTCGTTCCGTCTCCTCCGCCGCCTCCGCCGGCAAGATCCTTGACCCCGTTCACCAGCTGCAGCACCTGCAGTGCCCCTCCGGTGAGTCTCGCCCCGGCCCATGCCGTAACGATGCCGACCAGGACGTCACCCAGGGCTCCCTTGTTCTGCAGCAGCCATTTGAGCCCGTCCGTGATGGTGTTGAACACACCGGTGAACCCGCTGATCACCTGCCCCGGGTCAATCTTCCCCAGATCCTCAAAAAGCCCGGAGACAGCCGTCCCCATGTCTGCCAGCATCTTCTTGCCTTCGTCTGTCTGCATGTATTCCGTCAGGCTGTTCAGCAGGCCGGAAATGGCTTCCGCCCCGCCCTTCAGTGCCGGCGACAGTTCTCCCAGCAGCTCGTTCTTCAGCGTTGCCCAGCTGCCCTCCAGCTTGCTGACCGCATCGTTCAGTTCTGCCAGGCTCCGGACCGTGTCCTCGCTGTTGACCGTCTGCTCATCCAGCGCCGCGTTGTACTCTTCCAGGCTCTTGTACTCCGTAAAGAGCGGAACCAGTTCCTTCCAGCTCTTTCCGAACAGGGCCGACGCTGCCGCCTCCTTGTCGTAGGCGTCCGACATGTTCATCAGCGCCTGTCCGGCACGCCAGAACATATCGATTTCGTCGTCCGATACCAGCCGTGTGTAGGATGCGTCTGTCTTCCCGCCGGCCACTGTTTCCGCCAGCCCCAGATCCATCAGGAATCCGATGATCTTGTCCGTATCGTTCCCGATCCCGCGCTTCAGCTTGTCCTGAGCCGCCAGCATGGCGTCCACGCTGGTGTCCATGCCGCCGGTCACCAGCTGCTGCATCCTGAGGAACCGATCCAGCGGGATGCCGTACATATCCGCCATGGTGGCTGTGTCATCCGCCCACCTGGCGCTTTCCATAATGGTGTTGAACAGCTGCTTCCCCAGATCCACGGCCTTCTTCGCCGCGGTCTCCAGTCCGCCGGTGATCCGGTCGATCCCGCCGATCACCTGGTCCAGGCTGATCTTCTTGCTGATCCCGTTGACGCTTGTGGTCAGTTGGTCTGCGCCGGAGGCCGCCTCCAGCTCTCCCTGCTTCAGCTGATCCAGGGCACCAGTCGTCTCCAGGATGGCGGTCTCCGCCTTGGCCAGTTTCTGCGCCAGATCCTGGTAGCTCTTGCTCATGGGGTTTACGCCGTTGGCGTCCAGCTTCTTCAGCGCCGCCCGTGCCTGCTCAGCTGCCGACTTCTGCAGCTTCAGCTGCTGCTGCAGCAGCTTCTGCTTCTCGATCAGGTACGCTTCCTTGTCCCCGCTGTTCTTGTATTGCGCCTCGTTTTTCTTCAGCTCAGCGTCCAGCGTCTTGACGGCGTTCTGTGCCTGGCTGAATGCGCTCTTAAACTCCCCCAGGCCGCTGACGGACAGCTCGGTATTGATCGCCATTTACGTCACTCCCTCCGGATGTTGTACTGCTGATCGTCGTATTCACGACGCCGTATGAAGTGATCCAGGATCTCCCCCGGGACCATCTCCATCATCTCGTCCCGCCGGAGTCCCGCGATCAGTCCGTAGCTGATGATCCTCCGCACGGTCAGTCTGTATCCCCGTTTTTTTTTCTCAGTTCAGCCAGGCCCAGATCGATCTCCCGCTCCTGGCTGTCGTCCGTTTCCATATACCAGCCGGCCGTCAGCACGCCCAGGATGGCGATCTTGTAGGCCAGCATATCTTTCAGGCTGATGTGATCCATGAGCCAGTCATCCGTCAGGTCGGGCTCCTTCCCGTCCTTCTGCAGTCCCCGGTTCCCCAGGATCCGGATGCACTGGACCACGATCTTCGTGTTCTTTGCTTTCTTCAGGCGGTTGATGCAGTCCCGCAGCTCGTCCCAGTCCATGCCGATCTCGCTGTCGATGGTGATCTGCGCCCGCAGGTCGTACGCCAGGCGGATCTCCCGCCCGCCTACGGTGACCGTAGCCCCCGCGATCATGTCCGGCGTAATGCCGCCGCCTTCTTCGTTCTGGGGCCGTTTCAGCTCCAGGTTCGCTTTCTGTTCGCCCATGTTTTTCACTCCTTATTCGCACTAAAAAAGATCACCGGGAGCGCGTTTATGCGCCCCCGGTGCTGTTGTCACTGAACGCCGGCCTTCTCGTCCAGCCACGCTTCCGCCGCCGCCCTCGTGGTGAAGGTCTTGGGGATCACGTAATGGACTTCGCCCGTGGCGTCAACGATGGCGCCGTGCCCGGTGATGTTGCTGGTGTCATGCTGCCATTCGACACCGTCCCGGGGCTTCGTCCGGCCGTTCATGTAGCTGCCGATCTGAATCTGCGCCTTCAGGTACCAGAAAGCCCGGTACTTGACCACGCCGTTGTCCAGACACTTCTTCAGGTATCCGAATCCCAGATAGGGGCTCGGAGCGTCGGTGATGACGTACTCGACGCTGGCGCCGCTTCCGCTCTGCTTCCAGCCGTAGAGCTTCGCCGCAACCTCTTCCTCGATGTAGTTGTTCTCCATGGTGCCGCTGTAACCCGTCACACCGTTGTCGTTGTCGATGACAACATCGTCTCCCATGTCGGGGTTGTCAGCGGTCTGGAACGTGATGTCCGCCGCTACGCCGGGGCCCACGCTGAAACCCGGGCTGTACACGGGGGCGCTGCCATCTTCGTGGCTCGTGATAAGCGCTGCAACCACGTGCAGCATTCCTACTCCTGCCATTATCAGTTACCTCCTGCTATTTCGTCGATCATTTCCTGTGCCTTCTTGTCCATGGCCTCCAGGGCTTTCGATTGAGCGCTCCTGACGGCTTTCCGGAAGATAGGCTGTTTCTGCATAAAGCTTGTTCCCGAATTAATGGAATTCGCGATGGCGCCCACAGGCTTCGCGCTCTGCAGCCTCCCGCCGCTGCGGTCCTTGACCGCGTGGCCGTCGCTGCCCATGCGGAGGTACGCCTTTCCGCTCCAGACCGCCTTGTTGCCCTTCAGCTTGTAGTTCGTCCTTCCGGTGCTGCGCATGTGGTTCCAATTGACTTCGGCGTATCCCGCTTCCTGCACACCCACCAGGGTCTGCACTTCGGTCCCGTCGCCCCGGAACTTCGCGATGCCAACCTTGCCATTTATGGCCGCTACCTCTTCGGGAGAAGGCAGCCGCTTTTCTCCGGGCTTTGCGTACTTGAAGGGTGCCGTCCGGATGCTGGCCATGGCGGCATCGTATGCGTCGGCGATCACCGCCGCGCCTTCGTAGAGCGCGTATGCCGCAACCTTAGGCGCGTCAGTGCCAACCCGGCCCAGCTGGTCGGACAACTCATCCAGTCCCGTTACCTTCACGCCTACCGCCATCTGTCATTCCTCCGTATCGAACACCCATTCCCAGTGGAAAATGCGCGTATCCGGTTCCCAGGCCTTCAGGTTCATCGTCCATCCGCACTCAAACCAGTCCGCCAGGATCCCTTCGATGATCTCCGGGAATCCGTCCCCGTCCTTCTGGGTGCTGAAGAGGTCGATGGAGCCTTCAAAGGTCCGGGCCACCTTCGTGTTGTCTCCCGTGTCGCCCTCAGTCTCAAACTCAAGGCCGAACACGATGTAGCTGGGCACATCCGGCCGGGTGGTCCAGGCGTTTTCGGCTGCCGGAATCTGCAGTGCCTTGATGGCTGCCGCGAATCCGTTGTAAGCATCCGTCATGCCCCTCCACTCCCTTCCGTGTAGCTCCCGCTGTTTCCACTCACGCGCTGCAGCGTCAGCTCGATGCCGTCCGTCTCTGTGATGTAGGTCCGAAGGATCTTGTAAGGAACCCCGCCCAGCTCGCACAGAGACTCACCGGAGTATTCAAAGTCGTGATGCAGGATCACCTTCAGCTCCGGGTTCAGTCCCTGGCCCATGGCCTGATAGGCTTCCTGCATTCCGATGCTCCGGATGGTGCAGAACACTTCGCGCCGTGCTCCTCTCGGTGCGCTTCCGGCCTCGTGAGCCTCCGGGCTCTGAGCGATCAGCGTCACCACGTCCGCCTTCATCATCCGTTCTCACCGCCGCTTTCGTAGTCGGTGTAGTCGCTGGCGTGCATCAGCTGAACCTTCTGCACCTCGTAGGCATCCCGCAGCCGTTCAAAGTTCGGCGGGTTGCCAAACATCATCGCCGCGTAGGTGAAGATCGCACGCATCACCAGCGGATCCGTCAGGTCGCTGGTGTCCGTGACCGTGTCGCCGTCAACCGTGAACGACACCTCGCCGGGCAGCGTGACGCCGGCAATCCGCAGATCCTCAGCTCCGGCTTTCAGCAGTGCAGCAATCTCGCTGTCATACGCGCTCGCCGACACCCGCAGCGCCTTCTTCGCTTCTTTCAGCATGGTCCCTTTCACCTCGCATTAAGTAAGAGGCGGAGCCGTACTGGCCCCGCCCCTGTGTGTCATTGTCCGATCAGGACGCCGCCTTGGTGTAGCGCACCAGGCCCACGCCGGTGGGCTTGCCATCGCCCAGGGCCATGCCGCGGAACACGGTGGAACCGGTCCGGAACGCCACGGACGCGTCGCTCTCAACCTCGACGTCCTTGCCGAAGTTGAAGACATAGCCTTCCTTCAGGTCGCCGAAGATGATGTCGGTGCCGACGCCGTCTTCGATGATCACCGGGAATCCGAAGATGTTGTACTTCGCGGGCGCCTGGGGATCCGCGACCACAACGGGCTGCTTCTGGGTGGTGGTCACATTCAGAACGTTGCCGTAGAACGTGGCGCGGCTCATGACGAAGCTGGCGTTGGGATCATACTCCGCCGGCAGGCTGCCGATGATGGTCAGCAGGTCTGCGTAGGAGATGGCGGCCTTGGTGTAGGTGCCTGTGGCGGTGATGCTGGTCAGGCCGGTGGGCTCGGTGGTGCCGGCGCCCGCGGCGACCTTGGAAGCCACCAGGCGGAAGATCTTGTTGG